TTTATAAATAACTGCTCCCGCACCAGCAGTTGAAGCAGCAACAGTATAAGTAACGGCAGCATTTATTTGGTAATAACCAGCAACTGTTGGAGTAAAACGATAATTTGTTGATGAATCAAAACAACTAGCAGTATCAAATTCTTCTGTATCTAATATAATTTTAGTAAATGTTGCTGCTCCTGTGCTAATACCAGCACTTCCATTTGTCATGTAAGCACTAAACGCTGGTGCTTTGTTTGGAACATAACCATTACTATTAAACCTACCTACCTCTGTAGGACTATCTGCATTACCTACACCAATCCTTAATGTACCATCAGGAGTAGAGGGTTGATAGATAGTAAAGTTATTAGATGCAGTAGCATCTGTTCCGACTTGTAAGTTTTTACTTTTTACTGTACTCATACTGCCCTCACTAAAATACCTTGAAATCTCTCTGATACTACAAAATTACTAGCTGTGCCACCTGATGCTTGATAACCATAACATTCAAAATAGTCTGTTGTACCGTTAGCATATAAAATTGTAGATACATTTGCTATGTTTAAATTTGTGTTGTTTGGAAATTGATTTCCCCATATTAATGCTGAACCATTTTTATAGATTACAACATTCATTTGCCCAGAAGCTAGATTAAAAGCACACGCACCTGTAATTAAATAATATCCTTCAACATTAGGAGTAAATCTATAATTTGTTGTTGCATCATAACAACTATTTGTATCAAAATCTTCTGTATCAAATTGTAATTTTGTTCTTACACCATTAGACATTGATGTTGTTGTGCTTTGACTAGCACTAAACGCTGGTGCATCTGTAATCACATTACCTGTAACATCTATATCACCACCGAATGTACTTGTTGCATTTCCTTTTATAGCTGTGACCATTAGACAACACTCCATGTTGAACCATCACCTACTGTGATAGTAATACCATCTGCTACAGTTACAGGACCAGCAGTCATAGCATTACGATTGTCTGCTAGTGTGTAGTTTGTATCTAGTGTGATACTGTTTTCTACAAAACCTATGCCATTAATTGTTACGCTCATTCTGTTACCTCATCTGCTGGTTCAGGAGTGTTACCTTCATCTAACCATTGTAAGTATTCTTGGTAGTCTGAGTTAGCTGGGTCACATGGGATAAACTTTACTTTATTGTTGTTGATATATTTTATTCCTTCAAAATTACCAACATCATTATTAATAATTTTATATATACTCATAATTCTGCCTCCAATGTTAGTCTGCATTGATAGAAAACTCCAGTAGTTAAAACTGCACTTCCATCAGACCTTTGACCCCCACCATTTCGTGTCATACCAACCATAGTAAAACCACCATTATAATGACTAACTGCATTATAACCAGATACATATCCCGCTAAACCATTAGCACCATGTACAGTTGTAGTTGGAGTAGCTCTCATTGCGCACGGTAAAAAAACACCACCCCATACAATACGAGTTGTGCTTATTGCTTCCCCAATCATATTTGCTTGATCAGTAACAAAATCTTGATAATACCTCTGACATCTCTGCAACTGTACATCATAAGGTAAAAACTCAAAGTCACTAGCACCTTCACCGACTTCTAATTGTAGTCCTGTGATTTGCCATGTTGCATTTAAATTTTCACCTAACTCTACTGTTTGAGTAGACGATGCTCTATAATCTGCACCAGCCCAAGTATCTACAGTTCCCTTTCTGTCTGGACCACATCCATGATTAAAGTTTACTCTTATTCCAATACCATTATCCTTTAACCATGTTCCTGTCGTGTCTCCAGATATAGTTACAGTTTTATATTCCCATGTGTCTGCAGAACTTATAGTGTATTCAAATGGATAAGACCTATCTCTTGCAGAGTTTTGGAATACTCCACTAAATGTTCCTGTTAATGATGACTTAACCCAAAAAGATAAAGTAACTGTTTTAGCGTTTGCTGTTCCCCATTGTAAATGAGCAACATTTTGACCTTCAATCCTTTGAGCAAGACCTATGTGTTCTGTATCAGTAAATGCTGTTTCTGCTGTTGTTATAGTTAATTTAGATGAATAATCAAAACCATTTGGTGCATCAGATACTTGTTGGTATGACCTTACTACTTCATCGAGACTTCCTGTACCTGTTGCTATAAATCTATCAACAATATAACCAAAAGATACTGCACTACCAGCATTTCTCTGGTCAATCCTCATATCTCCGTTGATAATAAGGTTACGATAACTACCTCCACGAAGAGAATTACCATTAGCATCTTGTAGACCATTTGCTGTGACTTTAGCTTTGGTTACACCATTAGCTTGTAGTTCTATTTCACCACTTGTATCAGGGGTAATGACAATACCATTACTTGTGCTTGAATTAATTGTTGATGCCATTATACGACCACCCATTTAGAAGTTGACGGAACAGTTACAGCTACACCACCACTAATAGTAACTGGACCAGCAGATAACGCATTGTAGCCTGTAGGGATAGTGTAGTTAGAACCAACTGTGCCGTTATTAACAAAAATACCATTAGTAGCACTTATCTGTGGGGCAAAGCCTGTGTTATTAGCATCTTGGTGTACAGACTTTTCTGCTGCATAAGTACAGAATACATCTGATGTGCCTGACAAAGTAATTGCACTGCCACTATTGCTAGATTCTAATATAGTATCTCTAGATAATGTAGTACCGCTTGCCGTATATGTGCCAATACCTATTTCCCAATCAGTACCTGATACGAGTGCATAGTAAGTCGTATTACCATCACCGATAACAGAAAACGATTGGAAGCCAGTAGACGCACCTGCAAGGGTAACTGTACCTGTGCCAGTAGTCGTAGTCGTTTCTTTGACTCTATCTTTTACGACAAGTGCCATGACTTATCCTTATGCTAATGTTACAGTTAGGTTGCCTGATGTGATTTTAAATATGTCACCACTATCAATAGTTTTAGAACTGTCTAATGCAGTATGGTATAAAAGGTTACCTGATGATGAAGCATCCCAAATACCAATATGTGTTACCGTACCCCAACTAGCAGTTGCTGTAGGGAAAGTAACATCAGCATCCGTTGCGATAGAACCTGATGTGCCTGATGCAGTTGCAAAAGAAGCAGATGTTCTAGCATAAGAACCACCTGATACTTCTGCACCTGAACCATCATCTGTCGGGTCTGCTGTGTGTAGTGATATATACGGTGTTGCTACTGTTGTAAATGCAGTATTGTTAAGTGTTGCGTTTAACATTGCATTTTCTAAATAATTTGACATTTCAGCCATAGTTAATTACCTCATTGATAAAGTTATAGTCATTGGACTAGATGGATATTCTGCATCATCGTCACTTCGTGTTAGTGAATCTACGCCTCTTTGGTACAATGCTGCCCAAGTTTGTAATCTTTCATCATTCATCAAATAGGGTTCAGCCTCACCTAATGACCCATAAAGTAACAAGTCTGGGCAGTTAGCTAAAAATAAGTTTGATGAATTACTGTCGCTTAAATAATCTGGTTTATAGTAATAAACCATGCGTAATGTATAAGCGGAATCTGGTATTGGTGCGAACTGAAATTCGCTACCTAAAAGTGTATAAAATCTTGGTTGACCTGATTGTTTAGACCTTGTGTTCCTAAAGAAGTTAGATGTATTTTCAAACTGCACAACACCTACAGGATTAGAATCTATGTGCAAATCTTTCATTGCTAGGAAGTCGCTAGGTAATGATACCGTTGCATCGCCTGCGGTAGTTGATGCAGTAGCTACTTTTAGCATAGGTCTAATGCGTAAATCTCTACGCAATCTATCTTCTGCTAAACGAATAAACTCTGGTATCTGGTCTGTTAAATCAGTACGAGCTAGATAGTTTGCTATCGTAGTTTTTAGCGTTGCATAATTAGTAAAAAATGCCATTTAGATTCTACCTTGTTTTGTTCTAAAAAATCGGTTGTCTGGATGATTTAAAAATTCTTTAAATTTCTTTTGGTCAAGCACATGGAATCCTCGCATAATGCCTTGTTTGTTTAACTCATCTATTGCTACCATAGGAATACTTGCAATCTTATTGTCAAATATATCGTTGCCCCAAGTGCTATTTGATGCGTTGTATTCTTTTTTATTTTGCTCAACAATATCTGTTACATCTTGCTCTGTTGCGATAACTATACCGCCATCATCTGTATCGTGAAATTTATGTTTTTTCATAACTATCCTAAAAGATATTGCCCTCCGAAGAGGGCATATCTATTTATATTACTCAGCTAAGTCAGCAATAATTGCGTGAGCTTTTTCGTTTTTCACTTCAAGAGTGTATTCAACGAGTAGTTGAGTTTTTTCTGAGTCACCAGTTTTAGCCAATTCATTAGTTTGGAATGGGCGTAGGTATGCAACTGCTGCATACTCTGGGTCAAGAACAAATGCTACTTCACCACCGTCACCAGAATCAGCAGTCATAAATCTGTTAGGAACAACAGATAATGTACCGAAGTCTGATAGGTATACATCAGCAGCACCAACAATAGTTGTAGGAGCATTTGATGGAGCTTGATAACGCTGTTCAGCAATACCAGCAAAACCTGATACTACTTGTTTCTGTGTTGGAGTTACCATAAGAACAGATGGGTTACCACCTTGTTCAAATGCTTGTTTAACAGCAGATTTAAGCATAGCTTCTGTAAATGCTGCATCTGTACCAGATACACGAGCTGTAGTACCGTCAGAACCTGCTGTACCAGCACCAACATAGTTTGTTTCTAACCATGCTTGTAAACCACCTAATGTACGAGC